AAGCTCGGACAACTTCAACATCAACTAAAGTTGTTGAACCAGAGTCATTACAAATTAAAAGAGATTTTACTACATCCGTAGTAGGCGGAACAGGTGGTGTTGCACCAGCATCAGCCGTAGGAACTGTTATAATAGTTGTTAGATCTGTTGAGGTAACATCTACCATTGCGCTTTTAAAAGTATTAGCCAAGGAAAAAAGCCTCCGACTGTGATTGTTCTTTTAAATCTTGTTGGTAGTTAGTGTTAAGTAAAAGAATTATTTGGTCCAGTAACTGTATCATTTGATCAAACTGATTAGCATCATATTCTGGTGTTGCATTAGGTAATCGTGTGATTGTTATTTTAGCCATACATTCCTCCGTAAGGCGGATAAAAATTACCAATGCCAAAGTTATCAAAATTACCATAATTTGATGATTGATTCATGTTATTGCCCTGTCCATAATTTAAACTTAAACTGGCTATACCTTTTTCTATATTTTTTAATGTTTCAAGAACATTATTATTTTGATTAAGGCCTGTGAGTTGTTGTCCAACTCTGTTGTAAGGGTTAGTTGTAGCAACCATAGGAGGTTCATTTGTTTCTGGTAAACCTTTCATAGATGCGTCATCTATATTTGTTTCTGGAAATAATGGCATGCCGTTAAAGGTTCCGCCAGTAGGAGGTGTATAACCAGCAATTAAATTGTTTGGATCTGCTGCTTCAGGAGTATCAAATCCACCAATATTTGTTAAATCAAAGTTACTGTAAGCAGATTCTGGTATGTTTGGATTTCTTTTTAAGAAAAAAGAATTATTCATATTTTTAAAATCTTCATACTTCATTTCACCAGGTAATACTACTTGACCTAAGAATCCATTTCTTCTCTGTTCAGCCGCTTGCGCTCTTGCTTGTTCATACCTATTTCTAATATCTTCTTCAGATCTTGGTCTGTTTTCATCAGGTAAAAAAAGTGCTCCACCACCACTACCATCAATCTTTTGAACGCCTAACATTCCACCTCCACCAATTTCATATGGATCTTGAAGAGTTCTATCTCTCATGTCTGTTACAAAGCCACCACTAGTAGGAGGTCTTGGATTTATTAATTCTGGATTTTGACCTTGGTCATCCATTCTCATAGGCTGTAGTATTCCGTCTTTCATAAGGCCACCAGCTAAAGGATTTCCATATAAAGGTTTATCAATCATCGTCTACCATCTGGTCTAAGTTGTAGCTTCGTAGATCCAAGTCTCCAAGCTGTGTCATCAACTGTGTTAGTTTCATATTTAATTTTAACCGCTCTACCTCTTCCTCTTACATCAATCTTCTCTGTAGTGCTAGTAATAGTGCCTGTTGTCGTTACATTAGCTGCAGATTGTGGATACTGTTCTAAGGTTAATGTTGCTGTCATATTATTAGTAAGGTTGTCAAAGTCTGGAACTAATCTACTAACTGACATAAGCTCATCACCATCAGCAATCTCAACAGATCCAGTTGTTAAAAAGGCAGAAATAGCTGTGCCGTCTGCTTGGTTATTACCTGACTCATGTTCGTAAATATAAGAAGCTCCTGCAGTTAAACCTAATATAGTTGATACATTAGCTGTTATACTTGCATCATATTCTGTAGCTATAGGATTTTCATATACATAAGCACCAAGCCAAGTTGTTCTTCCAAGATTAACAGTGTACCAAGTATTTTCTAAATAGTTATAAGCAACTGCTCTATCTATTTGTGTAGCATTTGCTGAAGGATAGTACCAAATAATTTCATTAAAGGCAGTGTTAATACCACAAGCAACATCAGCTTTGTTTGTATAACTTAAATCATCAAAAACGTAATCCTGTACAGAACATGGCATTTTTTTGACAACACCGTCATACATGTAAAAAGAATTATCAGACATCCAATAAGAACGACCATTTATTTCTACCGCTGCGTGTTGAGCAATAAGACCACAGTTCGCACCGAGTTGTCTTAAACCAAAAGTAAAAGGTGTACCAACGAACTGAATACCGTGCATAGATGTATCTGTCCAAACAAGTATTTGACCTGATGATTTAACAGCACCTACTATTCTAGAACCATCGGATATACGTAGTGAACCAGCTTCATTTGTTGCTACTGGTGTATAGTCTGTAGCATCTTCTCTATCAGAAAATCTAAATAATAAATCATCTTGCGTCGCACTATTACCTATAGTTGTTTCTGTACCAAAAATCATCAAGTGTCTTGTGTCGGTAGATACTAAGCTAAAACGTGAAGCAGTAGGAGCATTAGATAAAGCTGTGGCTCTTGCAGTTATTGATCCAGAAATATCTTTTATAAATGTTCCTCCATCTAAAACAGTAGCAATTAAATCTTCACCAAAATTATCTAAAGACCAATTACGTCCTGCAACAACAACGTTTGAAGATGACCTTGGTGTATTCCAAGTACTTAAATTCCATGTTAATGTTCCCCAACCATATCCGTAAGTTGAAGCAGTAGGACCTGTATTAATTTGATACACAGCATTACCTGTTCCACCACCACCTGATGTTGATCCAGAAGCCGTGCTTGTATGCGTTACTGTATAGGTGCTTGAAGAAGGCACTGTAATAACTTCAAATTCTTGATTCATATCCAATCCGTCTATTGAACTAAAAGAATCAAAAGTAACAAAATCACCTACCAAAGCGCCGTGACTAGCGTCTGTTACTGTAACTGTTGTTGTGCCATTTGTTGTAAAAGGATTTGTCAAAGCTGCTGTTTCTCTAATGGGAGTAATATCGTAAACTTCACCTTCAGAATATAAATATAGTTTTCTATCAGTGCCCAAAGCAAGATATCTAGTTCCGTCTAGGCCAATCCAGCTATGCGTATCACGAACCACGCCAACGATAGCTTTATTAGGATTTGGTAAATATGACCAGCCTTTCCATCTTTCAGGCTTTCCATAGTGAAATCGAACAAAATTAGAGTCAACGTATTTACGTTGATCCCCTGCTGAATAAGCGGTGTCTTGCTTGTCAATGCCTGGTTGGAACTTTAAATCAACTAATTTCATGTTGGAGTATACTAAATTATTTATTGTTTTGTGGCAAGAATTGAGTACCTACATGACCTCTAAATGAGTAACTACCCATGTGTGTCATACCACTGGCAATATCAGCGTATATTTTACCACCTATTTTTTGCCATAAACGACAAAAAGCATAGTCTTCAGATAAATATCTTTTAGTATCTGGCTCTATCATTGTATCAAAAAAAGCATAATTCCAATCAGAATTGTCATGATATCCAAACGTTTTATCATGAGGGTCTCCTAAATGCTGATCAGATTTAAATCTAAGATGAGGATACGCCAACGCCATTTTTTTAAAAACGTTTCTTTTTATTAACATAAAACCTGTTGCACCATCTAATACTTCAATAAAACCTTTATTTACCATTACTTTTTTTGGATTTTTAATATTTAAGTTATATTGCAAGGAAGCTGCATGTAATTCATCTTCTTTGATATTTGGATTATCTTTTACTTTTTTAATAGCCCTTGTCCAATCAATTACTTTTCTTGGATAAACACCTGTTACCACGTCCTCGTCTAAATCCAACATACGAAAAACTGATTGAGGATCAAAAGATAAATCAGCATCTATAAATAAAAGATGAGTATATTTTTCCTCGTCCATAAATAATTGCACCAATGTGTTACGAGCTCTTGTCACTAAAGACTCATTACCTATAGTTCCAAATTGTAGTTCTACTTTTTTTTGTGCGGCTAAAGCTGTAAGTTGTAAACAACTTTTAAAGTAATCGGCTGTAAGCATGTTGCCATAACAAGGTGTACCAATAAAAATTTTATTCATTTTCTTTATAAAAAATATTAAGCGTAAACCTATTAGAGCTGTCGCCAAAAGATTGTAAATCAGAGTGCGATATTTTTGCACCATTAAAAAACAACGCTCTGTTTTCTACAAAACCAATATGCGAAGATAACTGATTATTGTGCATAAATCCTGTTCCGTTATTTAAAAGCGGTTCGCCTTTTACAAACAAAAGAAAGTTAGCTACACTTCCTTTATCGTCATCTACATGAAATAAAGGTTCTTTTTTATTTTGTCTAGCATGAGCACTTACCGATATTGGTTCAAGGTTTCTATGTGGAAAAAAATATTGTTTAATAAGTTTTAGTAATGGATCTTCATGAAAACTTTTAGGAAACGTATGTCTATGACCATATACTTGACCCTCTGGGTTATCTACCTGAGTGTAGTTTAAATTTGATATAGTATTTTGTAAAGACTGTAGAGTTTCTTGACCTAAAAAATCATCAACATACATAACAAATTTTGTGTTTTTATTGTGTTGCATAATCTACCTTTAAATATTCTATTTTTTTTAACCAACCTTTGGGTATGGCTATTGCACCACCACCTGTG